GAAGCGGAAATTATCACCGAATACCGTAAAAAGCTAATGGAGCTGCTGAAAGAAAAGGCTACGCTTGTATTAAGTGAAATGCTTCGACAGGGCTGTATAGCCGGGTACTCTGCTGTAATCTGTTGGGTAGACGAACAAGGTAACATAGATTATAACGAATATCCCGTACAGGAAGTCATACCCGTATACGACGCACGTAACAGGCTTGTTATGGTACTACGTAAGTACACCGTAGAGGTGATTACAGACGGGCAGACCGTAGAACGTACACGCTTAGAGGTATACGACGACCGTTATATAACGTACTATATCGGTGACACGTCCGGGGGTTTTGCGCTTGATGAAACAGAGGTAGCCAGCGGTAACCCTATTGAACATAAAGCGGGGCGTATTCCTGTTGTTATCTATGACAACAGCAAGCCGTCAAGCTACGCAGACCGTATAAAGTCCTTCGGTAAAAGCGACCTTAGCTTTGGAGCGTTTGACCTAATCGTAGCTTATGCACACGGTTTAAGTGATAAGGCTAACCTTGTCGAGTATTTACAGGATATGTACTTACTGCTTACCGGGGTTGACGTAGACGAAAACGAAGTATTAAAAATGCGTAAAGCACGTGCTATAGCCTTAAAGGACGCTAACAGTAAAGCGGAGTTTATAGCACAAAATCAAGCTGACGGAGCGGTGGAAAACTTTTTAACGCGCCTAAGCAAGGATATTTACGATACAACTAATACGCCGCGGCTTAGTGAGCTGAACGGGGCTACGGCTACTGAAATTAAAATGAAGTATGCGGCACTTGACATTAAAGCCGGGAAAAAAGAGCCGCGTTTAATTGCTGCAATACGGCAGCTGCTGGGTATACTTACCGATTTTCTGAATACGCGTAAGCTGGTGGATAACCATATAACCGATACATACGAAATAGTGTCAAACCGCGACGTCGTAGACAGAGCGCAAGGCTTGTACAGTGACACCTGGGTAGATGTGTCACTTGTGCGTAACCTACCGCAGAACTACGAGGAAATAGCAAATATCGTAGCTACGCTGTCTGATACTGTCCCGGACAGCTACCTGTTTGAATTGCTGTGGTTTATCGACGACCCGCAAAAAGCGTTAGAGGAAATGAAAGCACAAAAGGCTGAAAACAATATAAACAGTCTTACCGCTTTGGGGTATGACAGCAACAGCGCCCCGAACACCGACAATAACGGTAACCCGGACGACGACAATAACACGGCTGAATAAAGGGGGCGTTACGTGTGGATAAACTGACGGAACGTTTAACAAAAGACCTTAACGGCTATAATGAATACTTTGCTAATGAGCTGGAAAACCTCATAGGTAAACGAGCTGATGAACTTGCACCGCTTTATAGACGGTTGCAAAAAACAGCTGTAGAACAGTTGGAGCAACTTAATAAGGAGCTTGAAACCGTCCCGGAAGCTAAACGCAAGTCAAAACGTTTACGTGTACAAATGCAGAAACAGTATGTAGACCATATATTACCCGATTTAGAATTAGCAAAGGCGGCGCAAGACCCCTATGTTACTGAAGTTTTATGCGGTACTGTTGAATATGGCTACTACACACAAGCCTACAGTTTGGAGCAAGCGGCTAAAGTCCCGGTA